CGATCAGCGGCGTGCCGTAGCTGGCCAGCCTGCGGCCCACGCCCAGCATGGTGCCGTCGCCACCCACCACCAGGCCCAGGTCGCACTGCCGGCCGATGCCGTCCACATCCAGCACCGTATAGCCCTCGAGCCCCGTGTTCGCGGCGGTCTCCGCCTCCAGCAGTACCTCGCAATCCCGGTCCCACAGGAACCGGGCGATGCGCTCCAACACCTGCAGGGAGTCGTTGGATGCCGCCGCTGCACTGGAGCTCTGGTACTTGCCGATGAGCGCCACGCGCCGGAAAGAAGACTTCATGCAGAAATTACATCATTAATCTGTTGTAAGTCTCTCGTACCGCCGCCAGTAGACCGCTCATTTCCGGCCTTTTTTTGGCTTCTTGCTCTGTCTCGATCATCACAAGTTCTGTCTCAAGTTTGATCGGGTCAACGCCTTTGACTTTTGCGAGTGCCAGCACCTGGGGGCGTGTTGGTAGGCGGAACCCGGTTTTCCACTCGCTTACGCGTGATGAGGGAACCCCCGCTTCTGCGAGCGCTTTGCGGTCGTTTGTGGAGAGGCTTTCGATCAGCTCAGCATACATAGCAGTTACTCCTTGTTACTTCTATAACGCTTTACGTTTGGCGTGCGCTTAGATAAAATTACACAAAACGAAAACGTAAAAGGATTGCTTTTTACGTTTCGCGTAACGTGAATTTATCACCATGGAGCCACCCATGCCAGCCCTGCAGCTTGATTTCCCCGAACTCGCCGCTACGGATGCGGCTAACGCTTGCACTCCCCCCGAAGCCGGCCTTGTCGGTGGTTGCATGGTGGCTCATGCCGCAAACGGCGGGGAGTGCTCCGGGAACGAAAAGCGCAAGGGCCGCAAGCCGACCCACGCCAGCGCTGCGGCCCGCAAAGCCGCCTATCGGGCCGAAAAGGCTCGTGTCGATTTCACCGACAAGCCCGAGATCATCGCCAAGCTGAAAGAGACGGCCGAAGCCCTCGATTGCAGCGTGAACGAACTGCTGCAGAGCATGGTTCGGTTTGCTGAATGCAATCGGAACTGGAAGCAGGTCGGCCTGTACGGCGCTCGCCGCGATGGGGTTTTGCAATGAGCCCCTTGTTGTTGCTTGTGTGGTGGCTCGGTTCTGCGCTGCTTGTCGCTGTGCCGTTCTGGACTCGGTTTACCGGCGCTCGGCGCAATGAGTGCCACGCCCATATGTATTTTTTCGGCTGCATCGGCTTCTTGCTGGGCGGCTTGTGGCTTGCCTGGGTGTCGCAATGATCCCCGCCTTTTTCGTTGATCTGTTCCTCCTGCTGCTCGCCGTTAGCGCCGTCGGCGTGTGCGCCGTTCAGCTGCTCGGCTTGCTTCTTCTTGAAAGACAAACCGGGGCCCTGCGCAGCGCGAATAGCGCGGCCCCGCAGGGGTGCGTGGGGGCGGGGTATGGGGTGCAAAACCCCATGTCGGACGACGTGCTGCCCGTGCCCGATGCCATGGCCCCCGCTGCTCGCAACCACGCTGCATGGCTGTCCATCGGCGACTGGCTGGCGACCCAGAACCTTCGCGCCGTCCTGGCCGCTCGGGCTGCGGCGGCGCCCGCCGGGCAAGCCTGCGCCGCACGTGCGGGCGACGCCGGTCTTCATACCCCCCCGAGTAACACGGGGGTAAACAAAGTTTCGGGAGAGTGGGCATGACGGTAGCTGATGAAAAGCTCGTTTTGGAAGGTGGACGTTTGAAGGTCTTGTGCCAGCGTCGCCAGCTGGATGCTCGTTCGCAAAATGGCATCGTCCTGGACTATCTCCGCTTCACCATCAAGCGGGAATTGATCCCTCAAACGAAGCGCATTCCGCGCGATTCTGATGATGAGAATCTGGCCCGCTGGTATGCCCATGTCTTCGCGCAGTTGCTCGGCTTTACCGTCGGTGTGGATCGTCCTGGCCGTGACTACTACGAATTCACGACTACTATCGATAACGAGAATGGTCATGAAGTCGCCAGCGTCAGCGCAGGTGGTGAAAGCCAGCGCGGCACCATCTGCTTCACGCTGAAAGGTGAGGGCTGCACCATGGCGCGCAAGGGCTGGGAAGCTCGCGTGCATGACTACTTCGCCGATATGTACCCGACTATCACGCGGGTCGATCTGGCGAAGGATTTCTTTGAAGGCGAAGTGCAGATTGAAGAGGTGGTACACCTCTACAAGCACCACGAATTCAGCTACCGCAACCGCAAGCCTAAGTATTCAACGCATGGTGCTTGGGACTTGGGGCTTGATGCCGATGGCATGCCCATGCATGGGCATAGCCGTACTTTTCAGGTCGGCAAGCGCGAAAGCGGCAAGCTTGCCCGTTTCTACGAAAAGGGCCATCAGTTCGCAATGATGGAAAGCCGTTGGCTGCGCGCTGAGGCTGAGTTGCGCAACGTCAACCGTGTCATTCCCTGGGATGCGCTGATCTATCCCGCTGAGTACTTCGCGGGCGCCTATCCGGCCCTGCATCTGCTGTGCAACCGCGACACCGCCACCAAGATTCCCACGGCCACCAAGGTCGGTGAAGCCAGCGCGCAGCGCGTCGTTAACTGGCTGGTCCGCGTGGTCGCTCCCACTCTCCTGCAGGTCCAGAAGGTCATGCCGAACGAAGACTGGCTGATCGGCCTCGTCGTCGATCAGTCGCACCGCCGCGTGCCTCGCGGCCTGCGTGGTCTCAATGCTTCCGCCATGGCCCATGGCCTGGAGCAAGCCCTCAAGAAATTCACTAATCCCTGCGTACCGGCCGCAGTGGGTCTCTGACGTCTGCCGGATTCAAAGGAAACACAAATGCGCTTCAACCAAAGCATTCAAGTCGTGGGCATGAAAGCCAGCAAGGGCACGCTGGAAAACGGCACCGCCTACGACTCCACCAAGGTCTATGCCCTGGTCGATCTGGACGCCAGCAAGGGCACCGCAAAGGGCATGTCCTCCACCGAATTCAACCTGGGCGCCGCCTCCGAATTCGACAAGTACAAGCACTTGCCATTCCCCTTCGTCGCCGATGTGGAAATGGAAATCGTCACCAATGGCAAGACGACGAAAACCGTCATGCACGCGATGACGCCTAAGGCCGCTCCCGGCGCTAAGGGTGCTTGACGCCACCTCGGTATCAAGTCCAGCCGAGCGAGAAACGTTCCCGGGGTCGCAATGCATATCGCACCACGCTATTACGTGCAGTCCACCGACGACTACACGTTCCTGCGCGCCGATGGCGAAGGCGGTGTCGACAGTACGCCGCTGATTACCAATGCCACGCCGTTTCAGTCGCCTGAGGCCGCAGTCGATGCGGTGCAGGATCACTGCGGCGGTGAAGGGGTCGTGTTCCGTACCTACGAAGTCGAAAGGGGATAGCGATTCCAGCCGGTAGCCCTGCGTGCAGGGCCTCCGGGTGCAATCCTGAATGTCTCAGGGACACCGAAATGAAGAGGAAAAGAAATGATCAACGCAACCCGCAACATCGTGCGCAAGTTCGGCCCCAAGCTGGCCGCAGCATCCGGCAGTGCCCTGGCTCTGGTCGGCGCCGCCCATGCTGAGCTCCCCGCTGCCGCGGCTCAGGAAGCGAACAACCTGAAGACCGATGGCCTCGCCGCTATCGGCCTCGTCATGGTCGCCTGCATGGCTCTCTGGGGCCTCAAGAAGCTCGCAACGAAGATGGGCTGGTTCTAAGCCATGGCCGGCTCCACCACTCAGGCCACCACGTCGGACGGATCGACGGTCACGATAGTGGTGGAGCCTGCTCCCGCCGATCCCGAGCGCATCGCGGATATGGGGGCCTTGTGGTCCCTTTTTCTTGTGGCGGCGGTGGCGATTTTCTGTGCGCGCCGTTTGCTGGACCTTTTTCGCACTGACCAAAATGACTAGCTATGCCAAGCTCCATCGAATTGCAATTCGCGTTGCTCTCTGCCTTTCTGCTCTGGGTGGCGTTCCGCTAGCTAATGCGGCCTATGCGCAAATACAGCCTCCCTCCGGGTGGGCTCAGGGTGGTAATGCAACTGCTACGTACCAAGCCGCTGCGAATGAGCGATGGCTTACTAGTACCGTCCGAACGAATGCGGCTTTAAACGTTGGTGGCCGTGTTGTTCAGGTGCCTGCAACCATGCGTTTGGCTGCTAATGCGCCTCGCATTGCTGCTGCATTTTTATTTGCGAATCCCGCTTTGCGCACGGCTGTCGGCGTAGCCTCGTGGCTTGGTGTAGGAAAAATGGTTTGGGATGCTGCAGAGTCCGCTTGGAAGGAGGTGCAGCCGCCTGAATCCGATGACCCTGGCGGCGGTTATGAATTTCGTATTTATGACTTCACCGGCAGCGTCGTATTGCATGACTGGACCTCAAGCCCCCAGTCCGCGTGTGGAGCTTATGCCGCTTGGCGTAATGGTCAGCAGCCCGATAACAACCTGAATTTCATTCGCTTCGAACTGCCATCTTCTTGCATTTTCAAAGAAGACCCTAGGCCGTGGAACCAATGGCCTCAAGAACAAACGGTTCCCATGCAACGCCGCGAAAGCCAGCACGCCCCATCGATCAAATGCCCGACTGGCTGGACATATACCCCTGCTGGATGCCTGAGCCCCGCAGTCACTCGGCCGCAGTTTGAGGATGCGCTCTCACCTAGCACCGGCCCATCCACCATGCCTGATAGTGTCCCCAATGAATTGCCGCGCACTATTCCCTGGCCTGTGCAGGACCCTGCAATTAATCCGGGAACCGATGGAAAGCCTGCCCCCTTATTTATACCTACAGGAAATCCGATTCGTAATCCTCAATACAACCCGAATCAGCCTGTCTCTGCTGATAATCAGCCTTATGTGCAGCCTGGGATTCGTGTTGTGCCTGCGCCGGTGACAGGAAATCCTTGGCAAGTCGATATTCAGCCGATTAATAGACCTGTTCCAACATCCGATCCCAATCCGAACCCTGTTACTGACCAGCCTACGGATAACGATAAGCCTCGGGAGGATGATCGTGATCTGTGCCAGCGCAACCCCGATATCCTGGCCTGCGCTAAGCCGGAACTGGATACGCCAGATGGGGAGATTCCAAAGACCACAAAGGACGTTAGTTATCAGCCGGAAAGCCTCTTTGGCGGTGGCTCATGCCCTGCTAACAAAGTCATGTCTATTCACGGCCAGCAAATAACCGTGTGGGATTGGGATCAGTCTTGCGGTTGGATCACCGGGGCCATGCGGCCCATCGTGTTGGTCCTCTCCGGCTTTGCGGCCTTCGTCATCGTGTCGGCGGGGGCGAAGTCATGAAAATTGGAACGTGGCTCCTAGCCCTGGTGCAACCCATCCTCGGCCGCATCCTGGCCGCGCTCGGCTTCTCTGTCGTCACGATTACCGGCTTTGAAGTTGCCGTGAACACGCTGAAGCAGCAGCTGATTGGCTCCATGAACGGCCTGCCGTCGGAAATGCTGCAGGTCGTTTTGCTCGGTGGAGTAGGTGAGGGCCTCGGCATCATCACTGCAGCCATCGCCGTCCGCGTCCTGCTCTGGCAGGTCCAGAACGCCACGCGCATCCTGGGAGTGAATCCGCAATGATCACCATCATCACCGGCAACCCTGGCGCGGGCAAAACGCTGTACACGGTGGACAAGCTGCTGCGCGGCTTGGTCGGCACCACGGTGGATGAGGAAGTCGACGGCGAGATCGTCAAGCATCCGCGCACCATCTACACGAACGTCAACGGCCTGCTGCTGGACCACGAAAAGATCGACGGCAGTGCGGAAGGTGGCCTGCGCAACTGGCACGAATGGGCGAAGCCGGGTTCTGTCATCGTCATGGATGAGGTGCAGAAAATCTGGGAACCGCGTGCCAACGGTAGCAAGGTTCCCCCTGATATTCAGGCTCTTGAAACTCACCGCCATATGGGTGTTGATTTCATTCTAATCACTCAGGGCTTGATGTTGACAGAGCGTAATTTATGCATGCTCTGCAATCGTCATTTACATGTGCGCCGTATCGGGAATATGCCCTTGGCGATTGTTTACGAATGGGATCATGCAAGCCGGTCGTTGATGTATTCAAAGGCGGTTGCCAAGGCTCCCTATAGGTACAGCAAGGCTGTATACAAGCTATATAAATCTGCGAAGCTTCATACAAAGCAAAAACGTAGTGTTCCTACGCTGCTTTATCTAATATTGGCTGCTATTGTCGCTGTCGGTTATTTGGCTCCTCATACTTATGTCCGCTTGGCAGAGCGAACCGGTCTTAAAAAGCCTGATGCTGTGGCAACGGCTCCGGCTTCTTCACCGGATGCGAAAAAGCCCGCGCAAGGGCAGGGCGTGCAGCCTGCTCAGGCAGTCCAACCGGGGCCGGCTGCGGCCCCTGAGCCGGCATTCATTGATGACAGGGTGGCCTTCATGCCGCGCTTGTCCGGCAAGCCGGAAACTGCGCCCGCATACGATCAGATTCGGCACGTGGTCAATATGCCTTTGGTATCTGGCGGCCTGTGCATGAGTGGGAAATGTCGCTGTGTCACCCAGCAGGGCAGCGATGCAGGGATGACCCATGAAGAGTGCAAGGCATGGATGGCGGCGCCGCCATTCGATCCTTACACACAGCCGCAGGTAGTTGCTCAGGCCTCTCCAAAGCCTGTCGAAGTGCCCCCGTCTGCTGAGCCGTCAACGTATCAGCCGCCGCCGCCGAAACACCCTGGAATTGTTGATCTTCGTCGGGCTGTAGACGCAGTGGCCGCAGGGGCTTTGTAGCGCGCTTTTCGATGGATTGGGGGCAGTGCATCCCGCGCAGTATTTCGCGTTTCGTTCCCGGTTAACAAAAGGAGGGTGGATGTTGGTAGGTTATGCGCGGGTTAGTACGCAAGATCAACATACGGCGCTTCAGAGGGATGCGCTGAAGGCTCATGGTGTTGGGTGCATCTACGTTGAATCGGGCTCCGGTGTCGGGCCTCGGCCGCAGTTGCAGATTGCTCTTTCGAAATTGCGCCGGGGTGACACGTTGGTTGTTTGGAAGCTCGATCGGGTTGCCCGCAGTCTCTCTGACTTGATGGCTATTCAGGGGCGGTTGAAGGGCGTCGGCGCGACGATTCGAAGCCTCACGGAGCCACTGGATACGACGAGTCCGCTCGGTGAATTCACTTTCCAAGTTCTCGGCGCCGTGGCTCAGTTGGAACGTTCCATGATCCGGGAAAGGGTGATGGCTGGTCAGGCTGCAGCTCGTGCCCGTGGCAAGACCTGGGGGCGGGTGCGTTCCCTGGCGGATGACGACGTTCGGGACATCGTGGCACTGTGGCGTGGGGGTGTTTGGACTCAGGCCCAGCTTGCAGAGCTTTGGAGTGTCACCGTTCCGTGCCTTCGGGATGCAATCCACCGGTTTGAGCGTCGGGGGCGGTGGGCGCCGTCCCAGGAATGAAAAAGCCCGGCGAGCCGGGCTTTGTGTACATACATCACTAAAATGAGTCAATGCTCGATGATCGTGCCAAGTTGTTGCTGAAAGCGCTGGTGGAGCGCTATATCGCCGACGGCCAACCCGTGGGCTCGCGCACCTTGTCGCGGGCTTCGGGGTTGGAACTGTCTCCGGCGACGATCCGCAACGTCATGGCCGACCTGGAGGAACTGGGGCTGATCGCCAGCCCGCACACCTCGGCTGGCCGCATCCCGACCGCCAAGGGCTACCGCCTGTTCGTGGACACCATGCTCACCGTGCAGCGCGGGCAGTTGATGGCGCCCGAGCTGGTGCCCGAGCAGCCCCAGAAGGTCATCGCCAACGCGGCCAATCTGCTCTCCAGCCTGTCGCAGTTCGTCGGCGTGGTCATGGCGCCCCGGCGGGCGTCGGTGTTCCGGCACATCGAATTCCTGCGGCTTTCCGAGCGGCGCTTTCTGGTCATCATCGTCTCGCCCGACGGCGACGTGCAGAACCGCGTCATCTTCACCGATGCCGACTATTCGCAGTCGCAGCTGGTGGAGGCCGCCAATTTCCTCAACGCCCACTACACCGGGCTCACGATGGAGCAGGTGCGCGAGCGGCTCAAGACCGAGGTCGATCAGCTGCGCGGCGAGATCGCCGAGCTGATGCAGGCAGCGGTCAACGCCGGGACCGACGCGCTGATCGAATCGCAGGACGAGGTGGTCTTCTCCGGCGAGCGCAACCTGCTGGCCGTGAGTGACTTCTCCAGCGACATGGGCCACCTGCGCCGGGCCTTCGATCTCTTCGAGCAGAAGACGCAGATCCTGCGGCTGCTGGATATCTCCAGCAAGGCCGAGGGCGTGCGCATCTTCATCGGCGGCGAAAGCCACGTCGTTCCGTTCGAGGAGCTGTCCGTCGTCAGCGCGCCTTACGAAGTGGACGGCCAGATCGTCGGCACGCTGGGCGTCATCGGCCCGACCCGTATGGCCTACGACAAGATGATCCAGATCGTGGACATCACGTCGCGTCTGGTGACGAACGCACTCAGCCATCGCAAATAAGCGCGGAGTAAACACATACAATCCGTGCGTGTCTGGCCGACTGCGGCGCTGGCGCATGGGGCGTTAGCTCAGTTGGTTAGAGCAGGGGACTCATAATCCCTTGGTCGTCGGTTCAAGTCCGCCACGCCCTACCATCTTATTCAATGGCAACAACGACTTGGCTGGTTTTCGGCATTCGTCGAATGCTGGCCGAATCTGGCCGTTGCCAGTTTGTTGCCAGTGCGCTCTATCGGGGGCGTTGGGGACCCGGCAGCTCTCTCTGCTTCGTGCGCTCCAGACTGCTAAAAAACGCTCAGTCTTCGAAGCCGATCCGGCTCTCTGCTCCACTTTTTTAGCTGCTCAGGACCGTGCTGAGGATCGATTTCAGCGCGGGTCAAGCGGTGGACTGTCCGGGGCTCTGCTTCCTGGCCGGATGACGTGCTTGGACGTGGGTAACGTCCAATCAAAGGGGCGCGGTCGATGCTGTCATGGCTTCCGTGGCGCGCTCAGCCCAGTCGTGATGGCGACCTGAAAATATCGAACGGGTCCACCCAGTCTTCACTTCCGGAAGCGCCCAGGCGGCACAGAAGCATCTTCGGCTGCCTTGTGATCCTCGAAATGAGCCGTAGGTTAACGAGGCGTTTGGGCCCCATCTCGACCGCTTTCTCTAGAAAGTCCTAGCCGTTGGGGACCAATGCAATCATCCGGGGTGCGACAGGTAGGCATATGCCTTTATTGCGCGCTCGCCCTTGCTACTGGAGGACGACCGGTGAAGTCGGTCTGTGACGTCCTTGGCGTAGCGCGCTTTGCAGCCTCGGCACGACGGGCACGGTATGCACATTGGCGCGATGGCCGGTCGACGCGCGGGATAGACGATACGGAAATCGTCACAGAGCTTGGAGAGGTCGTGGCGGATCTGCCCAGCTGTGGCTACCGGCAGCCTGGGGCGTGATGTGCCGGCGGCGCGAGGCACTGCAAGCTCCGGGGGCAACCTCCAACGAGTCCCCCGGGTCATGCGCGCACATCGCCTGCTGCTGGGACGCAGGCCTGCTCCGCCGCGCTCACAGCGCCGGCACGGAGGACGTGTGGAGGTCGACGCAAGCCATCTACGCTAGTGCTTCGATGGCTTTGAGTTCCGATGTGACAATGGTGAATCTCCTCAAAACTGGGTCGATTCGGTCTCTGAGGGAACGGAGACCGTCCAGGATGAGACTGCAGCCGTAGTCCCGTCACCGATGTTACGTGTAGGACCGGGTGACAGATCGCATTCCACATTCCCGCTACGTACGCGGATAAGAGCGGCATAGTCGCACGATGGGCGGTCTTCTCTGCGTCGCCCAAGCATCGTTCAGATGATGACAG